AGGTGCTAGAGGCACTGCTGATCGTGAGATAATTGGCGACTGCCGATGCCGTGCTTAAATACGCGGACGCTGGTTCGGTCGACATTGTGCCGAGCGTTAACCATTCCGTTTGAAAATTGCTTGAGTTGATTTTCGCTAACACTTGTCCTGCCGTGCCACCTACCGGAAGAATCGCACCAGCTACACCGCCAACATTAACTTCCCACGATGAATAAGTACCAGAGCCAGAATGCGTGTTGGAATCCCAAGTCATAACACCGGTCGTAGAGTTATAGGTCAAAACTGTTCCGTGCATATGGTTTGCCGTGTTGTAGGAAACCGTGATGTCTTGCTGAGGAGAATATGACAGACCTGTTCCGACTGTCATAGTTTTTCCGTTACCGCTATCGACTGTGAGCGTGGTTGTTGAGGATGTTAAGTAGCGATCACCAATAGGAGGGAAAGTAACGAGTGACCCTGTGCCTGTGATGTATTGAGTAACAAGTCCACCAGAGGGCGGGAAGGCAGTTACTTGAACGCTTGAATCTGGGAACATTACTCCATCTTCCCCAATACTCCAACCATTTCCGCTACTACCTACTCCTTGTAATGCTTGTGCATTAAGTAAAAAATTATTATCGGTTGATGAAGAACCAATTTGGCCGGGTCTGAGATACATTAATTCATTTGTAACTAAATTATTAAAATATAAAAATCTAAAATTAGTTTCTTCTGAAGAATTTATTGTTACATCACCCGACATCGTACCACCGGTAAGCGGAAGGTAATTTCCTAACACCGCAGGGTCGTAAGCCGTCACTTGCACCGTCTCATCAGGAAAAATTATGTTACTTGCAGTTAGCGAAATCGATGAAATGTTATTGGAAACATATAAACCATCTTCTGCATTTAATGAAACATTAGAAGTTCCAGAATTGAATAACAAAGAATAATAATTTGAAATAGTTATATCACCATCAACCGTCCCACCTGTAAGCGGAAGTCCAGCCGTGGTTTGCACCGTAGCATCAGGAAACTTTAACCCGCCACCATTTGTAGCCAGTGCGAATGTCCCATCAAATGCGTCAAAGGTATGAACGAAATTTGTCCCTGCACCTGTGTCATTATAAGCCGTGACCGTTAAATCGGTGTTAAGTAAATTCCGTAGCGAGGGAAGGAAAATTGTCCCTGACATCGTGCCACCAGATAAACTTAACTTATCATTTAGCGCTGAATATAAATCCGTCTGATTGCTAAGAGTGCCGGTAATACTACCCCAAGTGCCACCGCCCGAAGTAATCGTTGCCCAGCCTGTGTCGTAGTTAGTGCCTGAGAGTTTAACCAATGCCTGACCAGTCGTGCCACCAGCTGCGACACCCACGCCATTAGTCCCGTTAGTTCCCGCAGGCCCCTGACTTCCCGTTGCACCCGCAGGCCCAGGCACACCCAAAGCCATCGTCAAAACACTAGGCGAAGTCGCAACAGTAGTAACCGATAAAGTCGAACCTGTCTCGGCCACCGAAACGACCAGAGACCCGAACGGTGAAGGAGAAATAGTAAGACTCATTAGGTGGTTACTTGATCGATGATGTTCAGGCGCATAGTCTCCGAGTAGAAGACTGCACCAGCGTTGATAAATTTAATATCCCAGCGAGCTGTACCTAAAGCCCATGATCCCGAGTCACCAGTGTAGCGTACGACGAAAGACAAACCATTGGCTGCCTTAGTAATCGTGCAAGGATACTCAGTGCCGTCAGTCGTGATAATCGTTGAAGTAATAGTCACGCTTGTAATCGTCGCAGGGCCACCAGCATCAGGCGTGTAGGTGCAAGTGCCGGCAAATGAAGTACCGCGTTTAAATGTTACGGATGTGGTAGACATATTAGTTGATGATTACCGAGGATAAAAGTGTGCAGGGAATTTGCAACACGGTTTGAGGTGCGGAAGATTCGGTGATTTGCACGGCAAGGTAAGTCTCTACCAATTCGTTGCCGTCTAGGAGTACCAGCGTGCCAGGCGTATTAATAGCCAGCGTGCCTTTATAGCCGGTTGCATTTACAAGTCCACCAGCTGCGATTGATAAAGTAGCGTCGGGTTCGTATCGAATCGTAATCGTATAAGAGTAATCGCTAATCTTGTTAACGCTCACAGCTGGCTTATTATTAACTGAGCCTGTTAAACCGATGGCGTTATAAATGTCTAAAGCGGATGCCCCGAAATTGATAGGCGATGAAATGAAACTGTAGTCGTTATTGTCAGCGTCGTATGTTAAAGTGAATGTGCCGTCTACGATACGCTCGTCGATTGCTAGGGCGTAGGTCACTGATCCGTCGAGTCCGCTAGTAGCCCAAGCTGCAAGAGTACTAATAGTCGCAGTGCCTGTACCGACGCTTGTCCACGATGTCGCGTTAACTACGGACGATTGACGAAGGTGAAAAATTACAATCTCAGGGGAAGTACCTGTGCCGTCCTGAACGACTGAGATGACTGCCGTTGATAAAGGGAATAAAGCACCTGTGTTAGCGGTGAATGCGGTGCGGTCTCCAGTGCTATTAAACTCGATAGTGTAGTTATCGCCTACCTTAGTTACGACCACGCCACCAGCAGAGGTGATACTTGCGAGGGCATTCAGCGCCGTTTGGAATGCAGCTGCGGTGATGTTATAGGCTAACGCAGAAGTCGTATTTGCTCCGTAAGTTACCGTGAAAGTTCCGGCAGTAGGCACGTCATCGATAGGGCCGAGCGAGACTTTGATGGTCGGACTAGCAGGCCATGTGATAAGTTGATTAGTTCCATTGACCGTTTGGCGTAGATATAACTCAATGGTCTTGGTGTCTCCGTAGAAGAAGTACGGATCAGTGATAACCGTATTGTTATTAAGACCATAATAAGCAGTGTTATTTGTCGGGTCTATGAAAAATTTGAGGGTCGGTAATGCCATTGCTTCGAGTCTTTAATTATGCCAAAGTGTCAATTAGTCGTTAGAGAATAGAGGGGTTACACTATCCAATTCAAAGCGTTCGATTAAAGTATTAGGAAAACCAATTTTTCGATAGACGCGGAATGCTCCAGCGTAGGTGCGACCTAGTAAAGTCTCAGGCACGAATGTCATCCAATTATTTATGGTACGATTAACTGTAGCACCCGATGTGTCCGTATATGTAAATGTGCGCGTAGGCAGTGGTGATGCAGGATTGTATTCAGGTTTTAGCCACCAGTTATTTGCGGTCAATGTGTAGCTGATAGACTCAGAATAATACAATGCACCTAATCCTTCTCCGCTGGTTTGATACGGAAAATCTTTTAGGCTATCAAAGATACCATTTACAGTATTAGTTCCATCCGAAAAGTATGTTTTATTGCTAGTAATTATAAACTTATAAAAGTCTGTAGGTATTCCATTTGCACCAACCTGAACACTATAACTTCTAACAGGCTCAGTTGTATAATTGTAATATGCATTAGGCATAGAATCTTTAGTAAGACCATGTTCAAATAAAGTAAGGTTTTTACCTGAGTATGTGTAACCAGTATCAAATAATTTATGACAGGCAAATAGTCCCCAGAAATAATAAGGCCCACTGAGTAAATCTTTTAACCTAGTATTTGAATACAGTTGGTCATGATAAAGATTATCTCCTGCTGGTGCTAACGACCATACGCGGTTACCATCGACATCGACTTGGCTTTCTGGTGGCCCGACTGTTGAGCCATCCCAAGCGTAGTTTAAATAATAGACCAAGCCATTGCGAAGCACTGGATCACCATAAGTATAATAAGGCGATTTGCTTGCAGACCATTCTTCAACTACAGGCGATAAGCCAGGGACGTATATAGCACCTATGCCAGCACCAGCTGCGACACCGTAAGCACCATTGGGTAATGGCAACTGACCATTGGCATAACTTACGCCCACCAGTAGTATCCAGCGTTTGTGGCAATAGTTTGACGGCCTACAGACACTGCTCCAATATAAGGGCTACGGTAGTTATTGATTGCTAATCCTAACCCTGTGGCAGCCGTTCCAGTGACCGTTACAGAGGCTAGGTTAAAATGTCCATAGCTCGTTGTGTCCGCAGGAATAGTAGCCGACCAGTAAATAGTTGGAGTATTAGGGAATGGTTGTCCAGCTACGCGCACGACGCGGAGGATAATATAACCTGAAGCCGAGACTGTGATTGTTGGGCGTGGGATAGCGTCGATGTAAGTACCGTCCACTGTTGGGATCAGTTGATTGACAGAGCCTGGTATAATTGAAACTTTTGATTCTGTGACACTTTGAACACTCAAAGGAATATCAGGGTAAAACTGAATCTGACTATCAATAGATAATGATACAGAGTTACCGACATTATTAACGCTATAGCCAGCACCAGAATCTATGTAACTTTTCATTTCGATTTATTACTTGTAGCAGATTTATAAATCAAACTATGCCAGCCACCAGGTGCTACGCGTATAGAAATTTTTACTTTGTAAAGAATACCGTACTCTTCGTAACTAGCACCAGTAATTAAACAAGGTTCATGATGCCATGTGCTATCAGCTTTAAAGATACCTGTATAGATACTCAAATCTGCACCGGCTAAATTCTGACAGGTCTTTCCAACCCCAGCTAGATACTGAGTAACGATTGCACGATCAGAGGTATAAAGCGAAGCGTTGATTTGAACGCATGGTCGCATAAAACTCTTAATGCCTGTAAGTTTAAAATAATCTGCTGATGAAGTTGCTCCGTTAGTACCCTCAACGAAATCTTGTTTAGTAGAATCCCATCCCTTATCTTGAAGCCCAGGAGTTGGTGGATTATCACTGCGTTTAAATTCTGGGTGTGTTTTAATTGGCTCTGATGCAGTACCAATATCACCTACCACATTTAACTTAGTAGAATTACCGTTTTCAATACCTACATACTCAGCAGTGACTGTGGCTAAATTATTACCGTTAATTGTGTATGAAGCACGATGGCAATATAAACGCTTTTCACGACCAGGGAATACATCACCACGCTTAGGTGTTTTAAATGGCGCTGATGAGGCAGTGCAAGTGAATGTAGCACGTCCAGTAATCAGGCCATAGCCGTCAAACTCTACTGAGTAATTTGGCTGAAGAGCAGGGTCTTTTGTATTAAGACTAGTAGCCCCGCCTGATCCGTTAAAAGTTCCTTTGGTTATTTGAGTAAATGCCATTTTTAAAAGTTATTTAGTGTTTTGTGCATACCATGCAGGACTATATAAAGCCGGTGTATCTGAAGTAAAGTTAGTGTCACCGATTGGTTTCGAAACTCCTACGTCAGTTTGAGGTGTAGTATTTGATGCAATTTTATTTAATGCTTCTATCTGTGTTTGTAGTAATTCAATCTGTCTATCCATAACATTATTAACATCACCACCACCAAATGATCCGCCAATTTCACGTAGGCTTGAGACAGTTAATTTAACAGTTTCTTTTGCTGAAGCAGTTGTAGGTTTTTTAGATTCTAATGCTTGTTTCTTTGTTTCATTTGCAAATTCAAGTTGTGCATTTATCAAAGTTTTTTCAGCATTTAATTTATCTTGTTGAGTATAACCATCTGCACCTGAATCAACTTTTTGTGATATTTTTTCAAAATCTTTTTGTGAAATATTTACATTGTTTTGTAAGTTCTTTAATAGTTCTGGACCTTGTAATTGCTCAAGTCCGCTATTAGCTAATTGAATTTTTAAATCTTCTATTTCTTGCACAGTAGAAACTCTCTTTTTTCTCTTTTCTTCTTCGGCTTTAATTGCAGCTGTCTTTTCTGCTTCAGCCTTTTTAACTGCTTCCGCTTTTTCTTTTTCAAGACGAATAGCAGTTTGTGCCATTTTGTTTTCTTCCTCTGACTGTTGTTGTAATTTCTGAAATATAAAATCAAAAAATTTCTGATCTCTTGCCAATTTGTCCTCAGACATTGAACGATAATTTTCTTTTTGTTCTTGAGTTAATTTTATAGTAGTTAAAAACTCTTCTACCAAGTTTCCACGATTGCTTGAAATCTCAGATTTAACGGCTTCTTTGTCATACATTTTTGATGCCTCTTGTTGTTTTGTAATCTTTGCATTATCTTCTGCACTTTTTGCAAATCTCTCTCCTGGTGTTAAGGCACGACCGGCTGCAGCTGAAGCATTAGCCATTTCTAAAATAGTATTTTTAGCTTCAACAAGACTTTGTTTATATTCATCTATTTTGCTTTTAACAAAATCAAAACCAACCCCAATTAATGCCATTGGGCCGGCTACACCTAAAGCCATTTTTGCAACATCGCTACCAAAGTTTTGAATCTTCTTTTGAACGGTTTCGACGGCTCTTGATGCTTGGTCTTCAGCGCTGATAGTGAATGATAAATCGTCTGCCATAGTTATTTAGTATCGGTTTGTTTAAGTTCTTCGTCCCTTAATTTTGCCAAATGGTCAATTAGGGCCTCATCGTCCGTAGTCAAAAGTTCTAACTTAGCACCTGCTTGAATGCCAAAAGCAGTAGACAACCATATACAAGTTGCTTCAGGCATATTAATTGCCTGCTCAAAACTTATACCGTTTTTGCAAAGGTTTGCGATTATACCAAGTTCCCACGGCAGGCCTGTTGATGATCCGCTAGAGTTCTTACTGTTGTCGTAGAATTTAGGCCAAGTATCCTGAGTTGAGGTATATCTAATAAAATCTTTAAATGTTTTTTCACGTCTATCTATATCTAAAACAAGTACCAAATAAATCCAATAATCTCTAAGCAGTGTTTTATCTAAACTTTCACCGGCACAAATTTTTAAAGCGATGACTAAATCTTGAATCTTAATCTCTTTGTCTGACTCAAAGAATGGGCTTTGAATTGCCTGCAACCACAGACGATACTTTAAGCAGAACGGCTTGAGAGATTTGCCGAGGATGCGTGTCCGCTTAGGGACAATACAGGATGCTAAAAAGCGTAGGTCAGCCATGAGCCAAATCCTACGCCTTATTCACCAGAAGTGAAGAGTGTTATTCTTTAGAATGCTTCGTAGTCGATAGCAGTAATCGATACGCGCATAAACCCGTTGTTCGTTCCGCGTTCTTCGATGTTCGTGATATGACCAGCAAAAGCGATAGTGTTACCAGTGAAAGATAAATTGTCACCGATTGTACCGCTATAAGCTGAAGGCACTAAGCCTTCGATTGAAAGATTCTGACGTTTATCAGACATACGAACACCGACTACTTGTCCGTTTGCATCCATAGCCTCATCGGTCTTAGCGAAGGAAGTCGAAACAGTGTATGACTGAACGGTCAAAGATGTTACAGTTCCTGCGACACCATAGATAAATGCAGTTCCTTTAGTTACGACGGTTGATGGCATGGTAGTTTAATTATGCAGTAAAAGTCAAACGGCTGACAATACCAAGGTAACGTTGTAATTTACTGAGGTCATGAAGGCCCGATCACCTTGCCCTGTGTCGATTGAGGTCATTAGGGAGTCATAGGCCGTAGCGTCACCACCATTAGTAAAGCCTGCCTTAACGCTAGTTACGTTGTCCATTACAGACATTACAATCTGACAGACGTTGCGATGATTTGCTAGGGCTGATGCACCGTCGATAGAAGTGAACACCCCAATCTTAACCTGGGCAACATAGTTACCTGATCCGCGTGGAATGTCGTTCGGGAAGTTAAGGCTCTCGCACGATACAATAATTGAAGGCAATTCAAGCGTCGATGAAGACTGTCCTTTGTAGATTGTAATGCCGGCTAACTCGGTGGCTTGCGATAAAGCATAAGCACAAGCGTCTTCGGTGATGTTAAGTGGTGATTTAGTTCCCATGGTTATGATTTTTTAGATTTAAATTTTTCGATAGCAGCGCGCTGAAAGTGTTTCATGCGTCTAGCCATTTTGCCAGTTCTAGCCTGTATTACTTTAAAGTAGGTATTAGCCATATCTGCAACTTTGAATATATTGCCAATGTCATTTCTAATAATGATAGCAGAACGACCACCAGTGCCTTGTGTAATTTCAATGCCTACTTTTCCGTGTCCGTTTGGATGACGTGAAATAAATGATGGCAAATCTTTTAAGCCAAAGTTCTTTGGCATTCCGTTAATTGTGGCTGGGCCAATCTTACGAATAGCATCAAGCCAACCTGCCTTCATGTAACCCACTCGTTGCTGACGAAGTTTAATGTATGCCTTTAATTGAGCTGCATTGGCTAGTGCTGGGATACTTTTACCACCACCATTTTTACGAATACGACCACGATACTTCTGACGTTGAGAATCATGCTCTTGTTTTATTTGTGCCTGTGTGCGATAAATAGTTAACTTAGTATTATGCGATAGTAACTGCTTAGCTTTATTATATGCTCTTCCAAAATTATTATCGTCGTATATCTTTTGAATAATACCAGGCTTCTTTGGACGTAGGCCATTCTTCCAATCTGCGAATTTACGACTACTTCCGCTAGGGCCAACCGCAGCTGATAGGGCTTTATTTTCGTAAGATACAACAGACAAAATATCTTTCTCGACTGCCATATTACCCCACTTTTCAGCAGTTTTAGTATCACCTTTACCGCCACCAGCACCATCCATAGGAGGAGTATAGACCATTGCTTCACGCGCAGTCAGGCATGATTCCTCTTTTAAAACATCCTCAACAATCTGACGCGTTTCTTTTTTGAAGTCACCAAATTTTCTTTGCAATCCTTCCAAAAGGTTGCGATTGATAATTACATTTAAACCTTTAGGGTCGAATTGCATTATCGCTGATTAACATCTTGAACAGTTAATTGAATCCAAGCCGATCCAGTTTTATAAGTCGTGCCGGTGATTCGGTAGACATTACTTTCCCAGGTACAGGTCTTGCCGATTGCGAAATCTGTATTACGTTTAGTTAAGTTTGAAGTCGTGGCAGGGATTTTAACAAGGGTACTAATCTGATCCATCAGGCCACCGCTTTCGAGCGACTGAGTTAGGGTAGCGTCAGCCACAGAGCATTGATAGGTCGTTCCGTTAATGATTACTGGCAGGCCAATTTCGTCTGCTATAGCCAAAGCATCGGCTAGAAACATGGCATTAAGGTTATTGTCCATATAAATTGCGTCCTGTGTCAATCTCTGGATGGGGTCGTAAAGGGGTCTGGGAAGCCCTCAGAGGCGTTTTGATGGCGTGGACGGGTAAAGTGTCAGGCAACAAAAAACCCCCGACTTTTCAGAGGGGGGTCTTTCTCGTTTTTCAACGACCTAAGATTAGGCGGTTAAGAGGCGAGTGAGTGAAGTAGCGCGACCTTTAGCTGCACCGAAGAGCAGGGTAGCGGTCACGTTGTAGTAACCGGACTGTTCTTGACCCATCAAGATTTGGATACCGAGACCAGTGTCAGCGTCAAAAGCGTTAGCAATTTCAAAGCCAGGAATCTCGCTCATTGGTAAACCAGAGGCTACAGCGATAGCGTCAGAACCACAAGCAAAGCCTGCGAGATTTTCGCTATTGGTAGGAAGTGAAGACCACTGATAAACTGACATACCTCCGATTGAACCGATTTGACCAGTTTGGATTACTTGAGCGCCTAAAGCGTAAGCAGCTGCAATTTGAGCGTCAGTTAAGAGGTTGTTAGCGTAAGTTGGATTAACGATTAAGGCGCGAGTGTCGCTGGCCTTAGCTGCGTCGAGTACACCTTTAGCAGTTACAACTTCAGAATAGGAAAGAGCTGCACCAGTTACTGCGTTAGACGAGTAGTTAGCGTTGGTGATCAGTGCGCTGATTTCAGCCATACAAGCTTCAGCGATTGCGTTTGAAGCAGTAGGAGTGAAAGCGTTAACGAGGTACTGTGCGCCATAGGACTTAACGTCGAGAGGGCTGAAACGGCTCGAGACTTTGAAGTGCTTCAGGGTTACAGTTACTCCAGCGAGCGTAGCGTCGTCTTGAGTGAGGTAGCCACCAGTTGAAAATTCGGTAGCGGTTGAAGTTCCGATTAAAGGAACGAAGACAGACTTACCGGCTTGACCTTCGAGAGTGCTGAAAACACTGGAGAAAGATTTAAGCGCAGGGAGTTTGCCCTTGATGGAAGCAATCACGGATTCAGCGAGAATCGATGGTGCTGTTGCGATGGAATTAGCCATATTAGTTTAGTGAGTGATTAGTGATTAGAGAAAATTAAATTGAACGAATGATTTCGTTCTTATGCTTAGCAAAGTAAGCGGAGCGTTCTGCACCCATGTCCATAGCCAGGAACACTTCGAGGTGATTCACTGCTTTAACGGGTTCGTCAGATTTATCGGAAGGAGAAAGTTCGACAGGGTTAACACCGACGCTCGATGCAATCTTAGCAGCTTCAACGGAAGCGGAAACTGATTTAGCTGAGAGTTCAGCGATTTGTGCAACGAGTTCAGCTTTTTCTTTGGCGAGTGCATCTCTTTCGATAACCAGTGAAGCGTTTTGCTCGAGGGTTGCTTTGAAGTCAGAGGCTTCTTTGGCTACGGCGTTTTCTAAGTTAGCGCGTAGTTCGTCACGTTCAGCAGAAGCAGAAGTTAAGTCTGCCATAGCCTTGATGAGTTGTTCTTCGATTGTCATATTATTGCGTGATAGGTCAAATTACTCCTTGATCAGCGAACCAGGGATTACCCAAAGTTTGCAAATACCGTTAGGGTCAATATCTCCCTCAACAAGTCCGCAACCACGAGGGCCACGGTAAAATACGCAGTTCTGGCAAAGTAAGCCAGTGCTAGCAAAAGGAGACACGGCAGAATAGTGAGCGCCGTCAGGACTGCTATCCTGTTTAAACATTCCAAAAGTTTGTTCGACATCATTATAGCCATCAATCATTTCTCTTTGGCGAGGAGTCAATAAGGCTAAGACTTCGTCGGACACTTCGTCTGATTTCTTTTTAATGCTGATAGCCGAAACTTTCTTAGCAGTCATTCCACCATTATTTCTAGGAGTGCTTGCGTTTAGTAATTCTGAAAGTGAATCGCTAAGACCTGTGAGAAGTCCCATCGTTGATGCAATCTTACCAGACATCGACTGACCTTTCATTGCGTCATCGGAAGCCATCTTGCGTTTAGTTTTAACAGACGCTACAAATTCAGCATAGATTGCGTCTACTTCGCTTTGAAAATAATTGATTTGTTCCTGAGTAAGACTTGTGCCTTCGATGCCTGCAGCTTTGTAAGGCGTAGCTGAGGATTTAATCACAACAGCCTTAACGCCCATATCAGCGTAGGCTTGTGATACATCCACCAGATTCATATATACGCCTATCGAAGCAACGTCCGCACTTGGGCTTGCTATACAACGATCAGCAGACGAGCCAAGCCAGTAAGCAGCTGAACACATCATGCCGTCAGTATAAGCGATTGTGGGCTTCGATGAGTTTGCAATTTTGCGAGCGACTTCTTCGACACCACCGACAACACCACCGGGCGAATCGATATGGAAAACGATAGTCTGGACTTCAGAGTCAGCGAGGAATGCATCGATTTGAGAAGAGACTAAATTTAAATCACTAGCACCAGTCATCCGTTCAAATGGAGTTAAACCTTTACCGATAGGGCCGACTATTGGCACGATGCCGTAAGAGCCGACCTTGTAAGGCTTGGGCATTTCACCGAAGACCTGTGCGATTAAATCTGTGAAGCCAAACTTCTCAGCATCGACGGCATATTGCTTTGCGATTACTGGGTCGATGAGCATCGGGCTTCGACCATTAAGTGCTTTGTTTATAAATCTCATTGTAAATTATAGAGGTTGTTCGTCTTCAGTAAAATCCTGATTAATTGTTTGTTGTTCTTCAGGTGTAGCCATTGAGGCTTCGGCAGCTGTTGGCTTACCTTCACCTTTTTGCAACCAGTTGAATCCTGGCTTATAAAGTGTCCATAATGGAATACCAGCAACTTGTGCTAGGTCAGAAATATATTTCATATCTTCTGCTCGCTTCTGCATTTCGGTTCGGAAGTCTAGACCACGTTGTGCATATAATTCTGACATTGATAATAAACCTAACTCTACGTCGGCACGGTCATTCGCAGCTTCACGGCCTGCGTCAACGGTTACGCGCTTAGGCGTTGTCCAAGATACCTTGTTCCACTCGGGATCGTCGGGTAAGTCACCGTTCGCAATAGCATCACCAATAATATAACCCCACGATGGAATACAAAGTTGTTCGATAATTAAGTTCTGCCACTTTTGGAAAGTGCGGTCTGCCTTAGCAATATCGAGACGAAGACCAGGGCCTGTGTTGCCCGAAGAGTCAGTGACGAAAGAGTAAGGCAGAATGCCTCGGCTAATGTCCTGTTGAATTGCTTTGAGAAATCCGGTGAATGTAGGCGATGGACGATTGCTTTGAAGACTTGTTAAATTTTCACCAACATCAAGTGCGAGAATCTTACCACCCATTTGCGTCGCTAAATTACCGAGACCTTGCGATGGCAAATAAGCACCTAGTTCAGTTGCCATGTTGTCATCGATAACGCCTTCTTTTTTATTCAATACTAAAGATACGTCGCTTGAAGCCTTCACGCCAATCTTTTCTAAATTTAAAATTTCCATCTCATCTTGGATGTCATTCCATGAAGCTGCGAGAATTGGAACACCTCTTGCACCACTGGCATATTCCATATCTACAATCTGCATCATCGCAGTCGCTAAGACTTGGCGAGACGTGCCGTCGGAGCGATAAACATTGAAGCCTGTTAATTCACCATAAGCACCGAAGAGCATACCGTCGTGCATTCCTGCTGGCTCTTTTTCGGGTGGCAATGGATTGCCCACGCGATGGGCTTCGACGAGTTGTATTTTAGGGTCTCCGCTTGCGTTGCGTACCTTGATTGCAAATGAGTCACCGTCTCGAGCTGCGGAACGCAGTAAGATTGCCTGAGCCTGTGAGAATGAAAAGCGGTTCGTAATATCGCATTTTCGAGACCAATCGTAGAAATATTGCTCGTAAAGTTTTGCGTTCTTACAGTGAGACTGAGGGCGGATTCCATCACCGATTGTGTATTGCGTAAGGTCTCCTAGAATCTGACGAACCATGCCGGAGTTGCGATCACCCCAACGAGTGCGACGCATCATCTCGACGCGGTCACGAGGAGATAAATCTCTGCGTTGGTCTTGGGCTACTGGTGCGTAAAGTTGCGCGCGCGTAGTCGAATAGTTGGTCATATTCCAACCACCTACATTTGCTTTTTTAGCAGGTGTAGATTTTTTAACTTTAGGTGCGGTTGGCTTGCGTGGCATAAATCAATTAGAAATCCTGTCTTCGGAATGAACCGCGTAGTACCGTGTTTCGTTTTCCGTAGGTCTGAGGGTCTAAAATTGATAATGCATATAATGACTCAGCAAGCATATCTTTTGCGTTCATCGTGATTTGTTTTCCAAGCGATGTTCCAGAGTCGGAGTATGAAGTCGTTATTACTCCAGCAGTTATCAAAGAAATTGCTTTGGCTTTAATCGCCAAAAGTTCGTCTTCGTTCAAGCCAATGAATATGCCGGATGCCATTTAATTTGCGTATTTTGTCAAATTGAACGGATTACCTAGCCCCATGCCCCTATGACGATGTCCCAACAACGACAATAACAAGCGACTAGGTAACCCGCAGTGATTAGTTTGCTGGTGCTTCATCGGTTGTCAAATTTGTTTCAGTAGAATCTCTGCCCACAATACCCCAACGCACAGCTGCAAGCAGGGCTAGGAGTTCGCAGTCCCAAGCGTGATTATCCTTTTTACCTTGTGGCATAATCCACATAGGCTTGCCTGTTCGCTTGTCCTTTACACGAACCTCGGCATTTAACTGCTCGATGTAATCAGGCAAGGAATCTGAAGCGTAGGTATGCAAGCGACGTGATCGGAGGCCGTGGAGTAAATCTTTGCCGGATAAGTTACTCCAAACGACAAGCTCGCAACGGTTCTGTAAGCCTGGTACAAGGATGCGTTGCTTCTCCGAGTAGAATCTGCGGACAGTCACTCCGTTTTTATCGGTGCTTGCGAAGTCATCGTTTCCAGAACCACGCGCACACTTCCAGCCTCGCTTGGTAGATTCGCGATAGACTTCTTGCGTATTGTCACCCGAGTCGACGAAGACCATCGCCTTGTGAACACCGTGCAGTTTAGCAAATTCTTCGAGGCCCTGCCAAGTATCAATCTTAGCAAAAGCCTTGAGCCGTGAGTGTCCCATCTTTCCCCATCGACGAACGACTACCCAGAAGTGTCCGCGTTGAACGTCTATTCCCATCGTGCGGAAAGCGATGCCACCTTTAGCACCTTCGTCCTCACGGTCTAACACTTTACCGCGTCCGTTTATTACGGCTTCGCCAGCCCAGTCATCGTCTAGTTTATATTCACCGGCTTCGGGCGTGGTAATCATCGTGCCACCTTCTTCGCTCCAGGCTAAGGCAAGTCGCTTCTGCTTGAAGATACGACGAGGTTCTTCGTCTCCGTAAGTGTCGCTCACTTCTTTGGCCTTTAACATTAAGACACCGAGTTCACCCCAAGACATTGTGGCTAGCGAGTTCCAATGCAGGCCGATGTGTCCTTTTGTCGAAGCCGTTTTTGTAGCTACAAATTGACCGCCAGCATTTGCCTCCAATCGCACCGCATTATTATCCGCTAATTTTTTTGAGCAGTGAACGCATTCGTAAGTAGTGCTTTCAGAAACTAATTTTAAATCCCACGATCCCGTTGCTTTGGCTTCCTCAGGAAAACGAATTTGCTCCCATACCCACGGCTGAAGAAATAAGCAATGAGGACATTTAAAGTTCCAATTACGGCAGTCAGTTCCTTCGTGCAGGCTGTGAAATTCTGAGCCAGCGTTCCCGCCCTGCGACATAAAAATCCGTTTACCCAACCAACCGAATGCAGTGACACGCGCTGAAAGTTCAGCCAGGTGGCCGTTTGGTGCGAGCCAGCACTCGTCTGCGATTGTGTAACGTAAAGACAGGCGTTGAAGATTTGCCTCATTCCAAATACCGCGTGAATAAATCATCATGCGGTCGAAGTCTGCAATCGATGAACGGTCGCTATCACCTTCCGTCATGCGTTCCTGAACAGGTGGGCAATGTTTCCACAAAGGCCGACAATACCGGAGCATAAAGTCTTTCGCCTCGGTGTCGTTAGCCTGTAAAATCATCATCGGGCCGGGAGCGTTTGCGATTACATGGCAGGAAAACAAACGAGCGAACAAAGATTTACCAGATTGAATCGAAGCCAGCACTGTCATCATTCGAGTTTCTGGGTCAGCTGCGATACGAAGTGCTTCCGCTATCCACGGTGTGCGGTCTGATCGGAACGGGCCGGGAATAGGCGAGTCAGGGATTGCGTACACATTACTTTCTAACCATTCGACGATGTCACCGCTATCCGATGGCTTCAGTGCGTCACGAGCAATTAACAATAGTTCTGATTTATTCATCGTCTAATTGTTTTTTTATTTCTCGTTTGTATGCGCGCTTTCGCTTGTCGTTGAATGGTCGTGTCGGCTTTGGCATCGGTCTGCGTGGTAGTAATCGTAATGGTTTCTTAACCGACTTCTTTCTCATATACTGCTAATCTCACTGCGAGTCTTACGCACCCAAGCCTCCAAAACTTTAACCGACTTTGCAGGGTTCTCTGGGTTACAACCTTCGGCACAATCGAGGGCTAATTTATCGAGCCTGATTAAAACATCGCTGACGATTTGAAGCATCGCCTCCCGAGCCTCCGTTGATTTGATAAAGTCTTTGGCGAGGATTGCACGACGCTCTTGTTCTTCCTCTAAATCTAACAAAGTTTTTAAGCTCTGATTGTAGGCCGTCTGGTACTTGCCCTGGTTCGGGTCTCGTTCCCTGATCGCATTCTCCCAAACTTCACCGGCTAAGTTAACTTTAATTCGGTGCAGTCTTATGCGTTCTGCAATCGAGCCATCGTCTAAAGTTTCAATTACAATCGGAGCGAGCCTGCGTCGTTCATCTTCTCGGGCCTGTCTCCAATCCAGTGCAGCTTGAATTGAGTCGGTCGGCATCCCATCCTTTTTTAAAATTGTTATGCGCGCAACCGATACGCCAAGTGCTGACGCTATCTGTCCGTGAGTGGGTTTTTCGCTTGCCATTTTAGCCGTTTGGTAAATGCTTAAATTTGGTCAAAATTATTTGCGTTTTTTCCCCGTGGTGGACAAGCCACGCCTGAGTTTTGGGCTTTTAAAGAGATTCCTTAGTGGGGTCTTTGCCTTCTCTGGCAACGGCTTGAGAGCGTTTCTATCCTTTGGCATAGGTCGCATACGCACTCGCGATAGGATGCCAGGGCTAACGAGCGATGCACGATGCAAAATCTTTTTAGCGCGCACTGATATTGCCTGCTTAGTCAGTCCCATCTGATTCGCCAATTCATTCTCGGTCAGGCAGTCAGGCATCTGCAATACAATCTTAACTAACTCCCAGTGGTGAACAACCGCGTCATCAGTCGATGAGCCAAGCATAGCCAGCACGTCGCGTATAATCTCCGATACTCGCTCGCCTGTCACCCAAGTCTCTTCAGTTATCTTATCTGCTTCTTTGCGTGGATCATGCGAACCAAAGTCTGCACTGTTCTCGTACACCGGGAATGAGTGACGAGGTAGCGCCATCTCACGATACGGCCCGCATCCAGCATCACGCATCTTCTTCTGCTCATCCTTGCTCAGTGAAAAGAAATACTTGTCATACACTTTCTCTTCAGCCCTACCTTCTCTCAGCTGATAAGTCGGTCGTTGATGTTTATTCTTCGGCACTAACGCACACTCTATTGCGTACCATCATCTTGCAACAGTGTTAAGTTTATCCACTTCCCCAAGCCTGCATCGTATCTTAGAATTTTCCGTCGAGTCAGGTATTCTTTGAAACTTTTAAGCGTTGAGTTAGTTAAATTGATTTGTGCTTTGATGTTCTCGTTAAGCTGCTGAGTAGTTAATGTGTCAGGCCATAGCGATATAAAGTCTGCGAGTCTTACGGAATGTATATCCTTGTTAAACTTTGCTTTTGATATCGCTCTTAGCCGGATTGATTCCATGTGATCGCGGTTATCTTTCCAGCGTTTCTTTCTTACGTTGGCTAATCGGTAGCGATTGTTTAGTCTTCTTTTCTTTTCCATAGCAGGTTAGTTAACGCGTAAGAACGAACGAAGACCCCCTAGCGACCGTGAGGGAAGCGTAATGGGGGAATGAGTGAGTTCCCCTTACCTCCCTTTAGGGAGTAAGACAGATGTCCGCCAGTCAAAGTAGGGGTCATTAGGGGTCGTTCCAAAGTAGGTGTAAAGGTTAGGGTTGATGGTAAGGATACACCTCAGTGATTAAAACGGCTTGGTGACCCCTTAGCGTGCTTAGAATCGCTATGCCTTGTCTCGACTTTAAGTGTAGGTTCTGGGGCTGGTGGAGATAGTTCGCCGTACTCCCACCGAATTTGTCCTGCTTGGCGCGCGTGTCTGACGATGATGTCCCCTGCAAAATCTCCGTTAGCGTTTAACATACCTGCACGTCCTCGTCGTTTAGTCAGCGAGAATTTGAATACAGGCTCTTCACCGGGCTGACGGACAAGTACGCCGACCTCTCGGACGTAGTTAACAAGTTCCGATGCCCCTGCACCTGAGTAGGCTAGATCGGAAGGAGTCTGACCCTCTTTGTCTTTGGCTGACTTTGGTTTGGTCGTATGGTGTACGGCAACGAGTATGCAACCAGTGTCTTCGAGGATGCGCGCGACACCGTGTCTTAGGAATTGAGTCATCTCTTGTTGGTCTGATAGTTCTATCCCAGCGAACGATAAAAGTGGGTCGCACACAAAAACTTGAGCACGATGCAGCTCGATGAGTGAACGCATTGAATCAAGGAATGCCTGACCGACTGAGTGAGTGTCGCGATAGATAAAAAGATTATCATCTAAAAGTTTTTGTTCGGATTCATATAGATTCATTCCAGCAGTGATGTCCTGCCATGCCTCAGCAACATCTCCTAAATTATTTTCCGACTGAGTCATGACTACCCGCAATGGTTCTTTAGCTTTGATGCCGAAGAATTGGCGGTTGATTGCAAGCGATACTAAAAACTGTAAGCAGAACGATGACTTACCTACGCCTGACTGGGAGACCAGCAGTAGTGACCCGCCTTTGCATAGCCAGCGATTACCAATTACACATTCTTGGTCTGACTTTCTATCAAATGATTTCATCGCTTCAGTATTCATCAATACCGGCCCAGACTTCTTTTCGCGTTTGATTAGGCTTTTGAGCGTACCTTCATTGTATGCGATTAAAGATTCTGGGTCAGCGTTCGGATCAGAGGCGAGTCGTTGAACGTGTTCTGCATTGATAGCGATGGCACGTAGAGCTGCGGTGCGTTTAATCTCATCGCTCCAAGCCTGGTTAAGTCGTGATTCTTTAACCTCGCTTGTAAGTTCGTTAATGTAGTGTGCCTGCACCGTTGAGTTGTTCGCTCGCAGTGCGTTGAGTACGACTAACTCGTCTGGGTGATTACCTTGCTCGTTTATTTGTTTAACGCAGAAGGCAATCTCTTGATGGATTGGTTCAAAGAAGTCTGTAGGCAATAGGTCTTTGATATCAAGGCCGTCACGAATCACCACGCCGAGCAGATAGCGTTCGGCATAAATTGCAGAGGGGAGTTTTAACATAGGGTTGTTGGGAGAGTCGTTAGTGTCGGCAGTTGGGTTGCCGTTCAAGATAATTATTTATCGTCGCGTTTCCAGTATATCGAGTTCGAGTAACGGAGTGGCTTCCATTGAGCGAAGTCCGGTAAGTAATGCAGTTTGGTTTTAATCAGGCCCGTGCAGGCGTATTGTATTTTCTCAACGCGGAATTGTAAGCTGTGTTTCTTAGCGTACGCGTCGACTGCGTCTTTACTTACTTGAAAGTGATTGGCTATCTCTTGGCGCGTAACCCATTTAGCGGGGAGTTTATTTTTACCTTTGGCTTGTGCTATGCCTTCGAGTGCCTGGTGCAAACGATTGGCGAGTTTGTTAATGTCGCGGTTCATTTCTTCGGTGACCAGATATTCAGATCAGACTGCCAGACCCAATTCTTTCCAACGCGATGTGCCAGCCATACTTTCCAATCGTTGCCGTCGATGTAGCCATAAGCAAAACCGTGACCGTGTCGGCTCGTCGCTAATCTCATCGAGCTATAAGCCATATCGTCGGTACGACAAAGGCAACCAGCGGAGTAAGCTGCACCGCCTCCGTGCTTCTGTAAATTAACTTGTTCAAGTCGGTGAATGTGTCCGCAAATAAAACCGCCACCAGTGTCCGCGTAATGTATGCCTTGCTGGATAACTGCGTTAGTGCCGTGAGCATAGCCATGACCGAAAGCCACAGGCCCGAGGCGATAGATTCCTTTCTTAGCGTGATAGGGTAGGATTACTTTTGCACCGGCTTTTCTCGCAGCTGAATTGATAGCGGTCTTAACGTCCTCGCAATAGTCGCGGACAAGTGCCGAGCCTGAGTTGCTGATCAGATGGTCTAAGCGTGCTTCGTGGTTGCCCCACAGGTACACTGTTGGATTAAACATATTTAGGAAGTCGATGCCACCTTGTATGTCTTGTTTAAGACTCTCGGCAGATTCCGCATCGTTACCGACTCCACGACGCAGTGATCGGAAGTCAAAGCAGTCTCCGAGGTGTACGCGCACGGTGGGCTTATAGTCTTTAATAAATTGGTGAACGGCTTGGAACGACTCCTCGTCGACCATATCACCGTGGTTATCGCCTACTGCGACGAAGCGTATTGGGTTGCTCATTTTTTTAGGGTTAAATTCATTTGAAGGATAATCGCGTCACGCATCTTCTTAGCCTTCTCAAAGTCCTTGGAAAGTTTCCGCATGATAAACACATCGACGCGTTTGAGTCGGAAGTAATAATAGTTACCACCTGGTTGTTTGTATAGGTAACTGCGTTCTGGGTCGAAGCGATTGAATGTAGTCGCTGGTC